CCGCCGTTCTCCGAGCCTTTCGTTTCAATCGCCTGTTCCGTCGCTTCTGCTGCTTCGCTGTCGGTAGTTTCAGCCACTGTTTCGACTGTTTGTGATTCGGGAAGTATGTCTGTCTGTTCGATTTTCTTCTTTGCTGCCATACTGTCCTCCTTTAAGCAAGCCAAGGGTTGACGATAAGCTCAACCTTGTTGTAGTTGATGTTTCCTGCTCCGTTGTCAAGAACGGTGCGTTTCAAGATTTTTTCCGCCGCGCTTTGAAGGCTTGGAGAAACGACCAAAGCGGTTGCTCTTATTCCCATAGGATCTCCTCCGTCACGCTTGAACTCCTGCATCTGCTTATAAGCCGCCTCAAACGCGTCGCTGTCCAAGTCCGCTTTTGAAGCGACAGCCTGCTGCCAAAGTCCATAGCCAAAGTTTCCTCGATAACGGATTCCGAAGCGATAAACGTCTTCCATGAATACAGATTCATCTTTCGTGTCGGTCAACGATTCAAGTTCCATTCCTGTGCGTTCCTGATGAATCAGCGGCTTGAGCGGACGGTCAAGAGAAAGAAGATACCATGGCTCAGAAGCGTCAGAAGGTGTTTTTTTATAGATATTTGAAACAAGTTTTTTAGAGCCTGTTCCGTCAACTTTTTCAAAGACTGGATGTTCCGCATCAAAGAAATTCTGTCCGTCGTAGCAAGTGCTTGCAAAACCGTTCTTCAAGAGCTTTGCGATTTCTCTGTCAAGAAAATCGTTTGCTTCCTGTCCCATGCTCTGGGCAATTGTAGAATATAAACCTAGGTTATCGTCTTCAATGTCAGCACGGTCAACACCAAGTGTTGCCTCGTACTTTTTATTTGTAATCTGATAACTTGCTTCGCTCATATCTTTAAGGACACGCTTGCCGACCCATTCTCTCATTTGAGGGAATTTTCCCAGCCAGTCGTAAGTATTCGTCTTGCTTGTAGACTTGATTGTCGTTGCAAGCTTCTTGTACATAGAATTTGCGTTAGCGTTTTTAAACGCAATGTTGAACTCTCCGCGTATCGTGGTGCGAAGAGCATTAATTGATGTGCTGTTTACAATCATTCACCTTCCTCCTTGATTTTTTTCCAATCTTCTTCGGTGTAGCCCATAGAAGAAGCTAACTCCTTTTCTGCCGCATTCAACTCCACATTGCCATTTGCGTTTGGAGCGGCTTTGTCCGACACTACAGTTCCTCCTGTGATTGACGGCGTTACAGCCATAATCTTCTCGAATTTGGCAAAACCGTCCTCGCTCGCACAAAGTTCAAGGTATTCGGCCTTGCTTGCAGGAGCGATTTTTCCGTCTTTCACAGCCTGTTCAACTGCGGCGGTTGCCTTAGCCTTGAGCGATGCGGCGTTGAGTTCCGCAAGCTCCTTCTCAGCCTTTTCCGCCCTCTGTTGTGCTGCGGTAAGGTCTGCCCTCGGTGCGTAGGCTGCAAGGTCTATGCCCTTGTTCTGCGCTCCGTTAAGCTCCGTTTTGAGCTTGCTGATTGCGGCAAGCACATCTTTCGTTGTCGCCGTTTCGGGAATGCCCAAAGCGGTGCAAAGTTCTTTATCCATATTTTTCTCCTCCGCAGTCTCCTGCGATGAATTTAATGCCGGGTTATCAAGATTCGGATTGTTGGTGAGTGCAGCTCTAAGGATTTCAGTGATGTTTCCGTCCTTGTCTCTTGTGAATACAGGGCTTATGTAACGGTATTCTTTTTCAGATACTGCTTTCTGACCGCGAGCGTTCCATTCAACGTCCGCCCAAATTGAGCCGTCTTTTTCAAGCGTGAAGTTTTTAAACCAGCCGAAAGCAGGGGCTTCTCCGCCTTTCGGAGCAGAAAGGTCTGTCGAGTGATTCTCATCGATGACGCAGCCGTTCTTTACGGTAACGTTGCCAGATGAGTTCATTCTCGTACACAGGGCGGCAGGGTCGGAAAGTGTCCACTCGCGACCGTCCACGCCCTTGATTTTCTTTCCTGCAGGCAGAATCTGAATCCTTGCCGGAACAGTTCCGTTCTCTGCATTGAGACATAAAAAAAGGCTGTCAGTAATTTTCATACTGACAGCCTATCTCATTTTTTTTGTGCACATAGTTTAACCGCTGTTACAATTCGTCAAACAGGCTCGGTTGTTTCGCTCTGCGCTGCAGTTCAACAGCCCGTGCCCGCAGTCGGTAAATCTGCATGAAAGTAATCTTGTATTCACGGCAAAGTTCGCCGCGTGATTTGTCAGTGCCGTTATATTTCTCGTAGATTTCCTTTGCCACCTCATCACGGAATGCCCGTACTTCCTGTGGGATATAAAGTTGAACACCGCCGAACTGCGACATTAAGACTTCAAGCATAGTCTCAGCCGTTCCGTCGCCAACCGCATCTGCAAGTATTCCGAAAAGTTGTTCCACAGTCTTGGAGTTATCCCGCTTGAATTTCGGAAGAAAAATCATCTGTCCGCCGTAATATTGGCAAATTGCACGGATTCCCTTGACCGCCGTTTCGTGTTCTCCATTGCCGAGCCTTGCGAAACAGGAAGCCACCATTTCATTCGCAAGGTTCAGTTCATTTGTCATTGCCGTTCTCCTTGTAATCGGGATTCAATCCTGCCCCCACCATCATCTTCCGCAGTGCGATGATAACTTTCTGTGCTGCTGTAGCGTTCATAAATTGCGGATGGTCTGCTCCGGTAATCCTTTTGATGAAGCGGTACAAGGCACGCTCGCTCTTATCGCGGGCGACCAATTCCCACATACCCTTAATGTAATCCATCTGCTCTTTGCTCGTATCCCAGCCGATTTCTTCTTCTCGTGTCTTCATTTTTTTGACCTTGAAGCCGAGTTCCTTCATCGCTTTCAAAACCTCGTTTAACTCAAAAACAGACATCTCGGAACAGCTTGATTTCTTTGACGTGCTTTCCAGAACCGCACGGTAATCCTCATCCGAAAGTCCGATTTGTGATTTCGCGATATGTATCAACTGAATGATTTTTGACCTGTCGTTTTTTTTCATTTTTCACCCTAAAGATGCACTAGTGCAGATGGAATGAAATATCCATTCGCACTAGTGCGGAAGACCTACAACGTGTCCGTTTCATCTTTACCGATACTTTTCCCGACCAACGCCCTTTGAGACGCTGTAAGAGGATTTCTCGCCATCCACGCTTCCATTGCATAACCCGCAAAACTTTCGACAGTTCCGAAGCGTTTTAGCTTGGCGTATTTCTCAAGCTCGCTGTAATTCGGAAGTGTCAGTTCAATTTGCTGTGTGTCATCTGTAAGCGGAGCGTTCACCTTTTGCAGAACTACACTCTTCGCAAGAACAGAAACCCTGCACAATCCACGCTTGTTCGCCATTTTTTCAAGAGCTTTGTACTGCTCGTCGGTAACAGTGATTAAGATTTTTCTTCCACCCATAAAATCCCCCTAAAGTGCATTCACAACATCGGCGTCAACAACATCCACTCCAAGTTCAGCCGCTTCATTCATAGCCTTTCGTGCCCAGTTATTAATTAAAAGGGGATAAGCAACACTGTACACCACAGCACGTCTTGTCTGCTTGCGAAGTTTTTCAGCCAGTGCCTCGCAACCTTCATCGCTTATGATTTTTGTTCGCTCTTTTCCAAGCCTGCTGAATTTGATATCAAGGTATTCCGCAATCTCTTTCCCTGTTCCAAGAGGTTTCAGTTCAAGAACTTCGATTCTTCTGATTACTTCTCTTGCTTCCCAGTTCTGAGACTCATCGAGTTTCGCTTTCATCTCCACCTGACCTATAAGCACGATTGCAAGGAGTTTTTTAAATCCGTCCTCAAGTTCCCAAAACCTTTTCAGGTATTTGAGAGTCGGAATTGAAAGGTCGTGGGCTTCTTCAATCATCAGAACGTGGTTGTAACCGGCACGGCTTGAATTGGTCAAAATCCTTTCAACCTGCCTGGATTTCGCTTCAATCGTCCTTCTCGGTTTTTCAGCCGAGCAATCCTGAATTATCGCGTCGCAGATTGCACTTGTTGTAAGCCGTGCCTTGTCTATGGAACGAGGAGCAATGATTTTTATTTTTTGCCCTTCACTTTGAATTCTATCCATCGCGTAACGGCGTATGGTTGTCTTTCCACTTCCGCTCTCACCGAGCATGGCAACCATACCCCCGACTTTTGCCGTCTGATAAAGGAACTCCGCTATGAATCGGGTTTCGTCTGTAAGAAAGACATCTTCCGCTTTTGTTACATCTCCGTTGAATGGGTCTTGGAACAATCCGAATTTTTGATATGCTTTCATTGTCAACATAATATTCTCCTCTTGGCGTTATGCCAGTTTGACGGCTGTGTCCGCCGTGTATTCTCTAACCAAATCATCAACAAGCTGTGAGGGAACTCCGTCAGGGAATTCTTTCTTTAAGCTCGCAATGAAACCGTCTGGTATGAATCCAGCCCTTGCTTTGAAACGCTTTGCCATTTCAACAGGCGTGATAAGTATGTCGTGGACTTCGACAGTTCCTGCGGCAACCTCGAACTGCTTTCCTGTTTGAGTTTTGAACCAGGAATTAGCCTGTGTCTGAATGAGCGAGTGGGTCTTAAGACCTTGTCCGTCCGTAACCTTTGCAAACGGTACTTCCTTTTCATCAGCAAGTGCAATTTCTTCAAGGCTTTTTGTGTTTTTCTCACGCAAAGTGTCGGCAGGACTTTTGTATTCCTTTCCGAACACAGGAGCATCAACATCAAAACCCACCTCGTTGTACTCGATAGGCTTAACCTCAAAACTCATCACTTCTCCGTCAATTGCCGACACCTGATAACTTACGAGAGCCAAAGCCTCGTCGCTCACCAAAATCGGCTGAACGTTCACCGTCATTCCAACCATGATTTCGGGAAGTCCCGAAAGACTGTAGCGTGTGGCGGTCTTTGTTTTGGGATGAACAAAACTTACGGCAAGGTCGCCGCCAACAGTTCTGACCTGAATGCCGGTAGTGAAAATCTGCCTGCAAATCACTTCGTCGGGGAGTTCCCGAAGTTGTTCAAGCTCAATCCTGTTCCAAAGTTCCGTCCTGCTTCCAACCTTGCGACCTGCACGAGTGATTCTAGTGTCCCGAAATTCCAGTTGATTAGCGTTGAAAGCCGCACACCACCTTTCCACAGCGTCGTTCAACTCTTCCATAGAGCCGACTTTCTCAAGATGAAGAAGGCTCTCAAACTGGCACTCCACTATGTTGTTCGCGTTTTCAACCTGACCTTTTGCTCTCGGATTGCCCGGCAGGTGCGGTTTTGTTTCCACACGTAAGGCTTTGAGTGCGTTACTTACAGGCTTTGAAATATTTGCAGAGCCGCAGTCCCAAATCAGAAGCTCGGGCAGACCGTGAAAGTTGTAGAGAGGGGCTTTTTTCTTTCCCCAAGCGTACAAAAGAAAGTCGTACATGTTTGCAGAGTTTTCACCTGCGGCGGCGTAATAGCGGACGCAGATCGTGCCTGAGTAGTGGTCTGTGAGTACATACCGCCAGCACTTCAGGTTTTCCCGACCTTCCAAAAAAGGCTTGTTCTTGTAGACCTCGTCGTCACGCAGAAACTTCTGCTTTCCGTTCGGTGCAAAGTACATCAACGCGACCGAAGGGTCGGCAAAGTGAACCTGATTAGGATATTCACTCCTCATTCTTTGGTGGGGGCTTGGCTTTGCCGTGCTTTCCGTTGAAAGTGTCCGATCCCTGAGAAGTCCGCTCAACTGCCTGGACGAAAGATTCACGTCAAAGCCGTTCTGCAAAAGCACGGCTCTGGCGCTCTCCACGCTCATTGTCTTCTTACCGTTCTTTCGCACAGAGTTCTGCAGAACAGAAGCGAGGACTTTTATTGTTTTCTCATCAACGGATGATTTTCCCGAATCACTTCTTTTTTTGCGCCCGCTTTCCCAGCCACTGCTTTTTAAGACTTGATAAGCCTTTCCTTTGCAAAATCCAAAAATCCTGCACATCTCGTCAACGATTGCGCTCCGCTCTCCGGACGACTTCGCGTCGCTCATCTGCCGCACAAATTCCTCATACATGGTTTATGCCTCCTTTTTAAGAGGGCGGATATTCTCCATGTCCTGATTGAAGTCCTGATACTTGTCGTCAAAGAGGCTGTAAAATTCTGCAACACCATCTGAAAGCGACTGTAGAAGGTCTACCGTAACTCCGTCCAAAGCTTGAGCCTTACCAAGCAGGGCAGTTAGCTCGTCAAGAGTCGTGTTCATCTCTGAAAACCTTATAATCATCTGCTTGCGGACATCTTTTAATTCCTGTTCTGCAAGTTCCTCTTTTGTCGGCGGTTGCTTTCCGGCTACTTCCATTTCCAGTTCCGAAATCTTGCTTTCTTTCTTGCGGACAACTTCTTCAACGGCTTCGAGCTGTTTGACGTGTTCCTGCCGTTCCTTGCGGAGAGCTTCTTCAAGGTCTTTTCGTTTCATCTGCTTGATTGCATCAACAGAACCAACGCCGGGCAGATAACCTGTCTCTTCCATTCGTGCTATTTGATCATCATCAAGCACTGTAAGAACTTGCAGTTTTGTTTTAGTAAAATTCGCAACTAGTTGCGAATTGGAGAACTTGCGGGCTGCCGCCATTGCGTAGTTTGCCGTTCTCCATGAAATATCCAAATTTTCCATTGCAGCGTGGAACTGCTCTGAAGTTTCATGTGCCTTAATTAAGGCAAGCTGCTGACCTAAAGCAATAAGTGCCTGACCAGCTGTGTTTTCGGCATCCTTTGCTCTCGAAATACAGATAAACAGGTTATACTGCTCTCCGTCCGGAAGATATTTTTCGTCAATTTCGTGTACTGAAAGTTCGTGTGCCTGCTGGTTTTCTGCGGCAAGCTCCATAGCTCTTGTATCATCAGATACAACAAGCTCATTTTTTTGTCTTGGCATCCCATACCCCCTGCAATGTATCGCCGAAAACTTCGCCCATAACTAGAGTAACAAAATCTTCTGGCAGTCCTCGTTTTTTGACTTCTGCAAAAAAAGTTTCTCGATTCGTCTGCTTGAAAGCCATACAGAGTTGAACTCCTAATTCACGGCGGGCTTCCGCCATTTTTACGGCTAATTCAACAGCCATGTCGATTCTTTCGTTTGCAGCTTTATCGTCCTCAATTTTCAATCCCTCTCGAACATCATCAGCCGTAAGGTATTTTTCAAGGCAGTGAACCGATACACTCGCATATTTAACTTCGCTACTGCATTTCGCTTGCATATTTCGCCTCTTCTTCTGAAAGTTGCAGCCGTGCTTTCTGGTACGACTTGATTATCTGACCCGCAAGACCGCCGAACTCCGGGCTTAACCGCCATCGATTTTTGCTGTCCTTACAGAGCCAGCCTGCTTCGTCAAGAATTTTCAAATCACGGCAGGCGTTTGTCTCCGTAGTTTTCACGGCAAGGGCAATCTCCTTGTTGGTCATTCCTGTTATGTGATTCTGCCCAAGCACTTTGACAATCTCGACTATTCTCGCCTGTGAGTTGATTTTCTCATCTTTCATCGCCCGCTCCTCATCCTTATAGCCTTGTCCATAATCAAAATGCCCAGCCGAGCCAAAGACGCAACATGATGTTTTTCGCCAAAGTTTTTTATTCTAAGTCCTGTGCGGTAAATTACTCCCATCATGATTTTCTCCTACAGTACCGACACATCAAGCGGAATCTGCTTGTAAGAGCCGTCATCAATGCGTTCATAAAAACGAAGATAACTTTTGCTGCTTGCAACCGTTATGCTTTCAGTAATCGCGTCCATCGCCTTTTTCCAAGTCGAGTCCTTGATGTCCAAGCGACGCAAACCTAAAATTCTCGCCGTGCTTACAACACCGCTTTTCCCGACCTTGAACGCATCGTTTACAAGCACTCGGATTTCAGGGCGTGAGTTTTCGCTCCATTTTTCAATGCATTTGTCGATAAGACTTTTTGCAATCTGCAATTTTTCGGAAAACTGGATTGTGTCATTTATGGCGACCATAATTTTGTACTTACCGTCAAAACTTGTGAGGGTGATATTTCCTTTTGTGCCACCCATCTTTTTCGCTCCGCTTTCTTTCGCGCTGTCAGCCACAAAGTTTTGAATCTGCTCCCATATTTCAGACTTGAACTTCTTGAGTCTGTCTCTTTCGGCAAATGTCTTTTCCATAACAGCGCAAACGACCTCATCTCTCAGTCTGTCTATCGGCTTTACCATAGATGCGTCGATGAGCGAGCCGTGTGCGTCTTCCATATACATTCTTCCGTCAATCTTTTTCATTTATTTTTCCTCCTTCTTTGATGAATTCCAAAATCACTCCCTTCATTACCGTCCTTGACATGCCTGATTCTTTCGCAAGGACTTCTGCCAGTCCCGTAACAATGTCTTTAATTCCCATAAGAATCTCCCCGCCGCTACCTTTGACCTGTATATGGAAGTTGCCTCCTCCGCGCCGCTCCCACGTTATTCTTGCTTTCTCTTTCATGCGTCTTCCTCCTGTTTTAATACGCGGCGGACGGCGGACTCGCTTCTGCCGAGTACGCTTCCTATTGCGCTTGCGCTCATCCTGTCGGAAAGGGTGCGGATCTGCTCCTTTTCGTCTGCCGTGAGCGGCGTGTTCTTTTTTGCCAATTTGTCGCGGAGTTTGATGTTTTCCCACAAAAGCCGGTTTTCGCGCGAAAGGTAGGCGCGTTCCGTGGTCAAAAACTTGAGGCTCCGCTCGCTGCGCTTCAAAAGGTCGTGTAGTTCTTCAAGCGATTCCGGTTTCTCTATTGCATAGCCGCCCGTCTTTTGGATGGACGGAAGCACATCCTCATATATCCACGCTTCAAAGCGTTCGGCAGCAGGCAGCTTTGAGCCACTGATGAGCCGGAATACATCAGGCTCGCCGATAATGCGGACTTCTTGCGTTCGCCCCAACCTATCAACGATGGGGTAGAATTTTACTACCCCACGACAATGATACTTTAAGGCGTCCGTTTCATTCTTATAGCCCAAAATGGCGCACACATCTTTTCCTACCCACCAGCGTACTCCGTCAATACTGACATTGCGGCAGCAGCTATTTTCAAAACGCAGAGTGATAAGTTCATTCATGCTGCACCTCTGTTGGCGTCCGCCAGCAAGAGACTCATTGAACTGTAGCCTAGCAATTTGCATAAAGTTGCGTAGACCGGAGCGGAACTTCTTTCTCCGCGAAGAACCAAGGAAACACAGGAAAGGGAAACATTGGAGGCTGTGGCGACATCCTTCCCGTAAAGGTTGTGGCTTCTCAGTTTGTAATAAATCCAGTCGCCTTCCTGTTTTGAAAGTCGTTGAAGCACAGGGCTTCGGGTGGTATAATTCATAAAGAACTCCTTGCAGGTTTTTCCTGCGATGTTGTTTTTGAAACGGAAGGAAGTAGATTGTCAGTCCTTTTTCTTTCCGTTTCTTTTTTGGCGGTAATGTAAATTACTTAACTTACCGATAATGAAATTATAGCACATTATGGGCTAATGTCAATATATTTTTGTGCTAAAAGAGGTAATTTTGATTGATTTAGCACAAAATCTGCTAATAATACGAAAAAAAATGGGGTTAAACCAAACGGAGATGGCTAAGAAATTTGGCATAGCACAAAGAACTTGGTCCAGTTATGAAACAGGTCGTTCAAAACCGACAATGGAAATTCTTTTCAAACTTGCAGAAGAAGGATATACGATTCAAGGTCTCTCGGATGGCTCTGCTAATAAAGTCCTAAAAGAACAGGAAGAAGAAACAGGATTGCCAAAAGAGGAAATAATAAAACGAGCTTTTGACCAAAGAAAAATATTCGACAAAGAAACGCCAATAGATGAACTTCCTTCTGTAGATTACTCAAAAGATAGTGTTGACAATTCCTTTGATCTCTTTCGATTTAAAAAGGGAATGTCTGTTCCTGTCGAAGCAACTGAAACTGATACAGACGCTCTTGTTATGCTTCCAATGTACAGTCAAACAGCGTCTGCGGGACCGGGGCAAACGGAAACACAACTTGCAGAACTTGAAAAGTACATACCTGTTGTTCTTGAAATGCTCGGCGGAGCGAATCCCAAAAATTGCGGAATGGTTCGGGTAGTTGGAGACAGCATGACCGACATGAGTCTGTTCAATGGAGACTGGGCAATCTTCGACAGGACGCAAGTTGAGGGCGACGGTGTCTACGTAATCAGTATAGGAACAGATGTAAGGGTAAAAAGGCTTGAATATCGACCTATTGAAAAAAAAATTATAATCAGCTCGGAAAATGCAAAGCGTTATCCCAATCCTGAGATAATAAGTTACGAGCAGGCTGAAAACCTGCTTAGTATACATGGAAAACTAATCTGCTGGATGCACAGGCATCCGTACTAGGAGATAGAAAATGGGAGCATTGATAGGTTGTTGTATTTTTGGATTTTTCTTAATTCTGTTGGGCGTATTCTTTATGAAATCTCAAAAAAAAGTTGCCGCAATATTTGAGTTCATAGTGGGCGGTCTATTTTTGGTTGCAGGGATTTTTGCTATCATCATTTCAGTTCCGACTCAAAAGCAGAGAAAATGTGAGAATTACCTTTATTCGCAATTCAAAACCGATTACAAAAAGGCTGCTAAAATCTGCAATATTCCGTATACGCTTGAAAAAGATGAAAGAGATGGCATTGTATTCTTGACGGATACAACCATACTATATGTTAGCAAAAATAAGAAAAATAAAATTGATGGATTGAATGTTTCTGTTTCGGGCAAAAAGACAAACGGACTTTATGATGACAGAAATTATGCACTCGCTGTCGTTTGCGCTGTCGAAGGCTTTTCTAGTTCTAATGAAGCGTCAAAATTCATCAATTCTGTTCTTGATTTGCCGTTGGACAAATACATAGAAGGCAAATCTGGTTTCAAATATTCACACGGCTTACAGTCAGAAAATGTAATTGGTTTTAATATAAATAAGATTTTTTTGGCTTGGGAAGAAATTGTTGATAAAATAAATACAAAAGGTTCGGAGAACTAAACTAAAAACAAAAGGCGGCAATAAAAAGCCGCCATTTCTGTTATTCCGGCAATTCCGGAAACACAACATCGCTCGGAAATCCGCTCTGCTTAGGAACATCCCTCAAAGCCTGCACATACGCAAGCAGTTTTCCGTAATATTCCTGGCTGTCATTGGTCTCCACGCCGAGCGCAATCTGTTGCTGATACCGCTGAATCCGCCACTCCACTTTATCAATTAGAGAATCACGTTTTCGCCGTATCTGTTCGGCAATCTGCTCTTCGCCGGGTGGCGGCGGGTCTTCGAGAGTCGGCTTTGCCCCTTTGTGGAACGTGATGACTTTTCCCGTTCCCTGTCCATCCATCAACTCCATGTGTTCTTTATTGGTAAGAATCACAAAATCAAGCAGCCTCACATTCCCTTTTTCATCAAGTACCGCGTCAGGAAGGTAGAAGCCGTAGTTCTCGCCGTCCAGCGTTCCTGCGAAAATGCAGTTGCCGTAGGGGGTTGCGGGATTTTTCGCATCCTCATATCCCTCATAGATTTCTTTCGTTTCGTTCTCACCTGCCATATAGTTTTCTCCTGCAATAAAAGATAATCAAAGTTTATCCTAGTCGAGTTTTTCGTGTCTTTTAACCGCTGTTAATATACGACAGCACTTTTTCTTTTTTATAATTACATCATACGCTTTCATCAGTCAGCGGACATTGCGGCAACCTGTGAACTGCAGTGTTCGTCCTCTGATTTCGGAAGCTTAAAGTTTCATTTAAAAAGAAATTTAACCGTATAAACGGAAGGAGGTGATTCTATGAAGAAATGGACTAAATGCTTGCTCAGCTTCTGGATGAGGATTGCAGTGATTCTTGTGTCGTTTATGATGCTTGTGGTGTCATTCGTCGCAGGTGCAATTCCACAAATAGCTGTTACAATTTTTGCCGCAGTGATTTTCGGGCTTTCCATCGCAGTTTCGATTATCAATCCCGGCATATTCGCCAAGCAGATTAGCTCTGCGACAGGCGTTTAGATACCTACAGTCGCGATGAATGGAAATAAAGGAGCGGATATAGCAATTTGAGTGAACGGTCGTGAAAAGGCATTCATGTACAGCTAAAATAAATTAACGCACGATGATGTGCAGCAGGCTGTCAACAGTATGACCTATCAAGACTTGCATATTGCTATCGCTCCTTTTTATTTACTGTCACTAAGGAACGATGAGGATTCTTGAAAGCGAGGTAAAAAATGAAAGTCTACATAGCCGGAAAAATAACAGGGCTTGAGAAAGCTGTTATATTTGAAAAGTTCTACGAGAGTGGAAAGCAGCTCAAAAAGGATGGACACCTTGTGATGTCGCCCACTGTCCTTGTCCTGAATGAGGGCTTTGAACATGAGGACTATATGCACATCTGTTACGCGATGATTGATGTGTGCGATGCGATCTATATGCAGAAAGACTGGCAACAGTCAAAAGGAGCGAGAATGGAACTGCAATATGCAAAGGGCTTTAAAAAGCAGATTTTTTACGAAGAAGAAAGTACGCGAGAAAACTGAAAGCATTTTAACCACCGTTAAATCAATCCAAAAGCCTCTCTCTGCTAATCTATATGGAGAGGTGCAATATGCTGAAAATACAAATATGGCGTAAACGCCAAAGTTACGATTTCAAGGCTGATCCAGAAAAGCCCGACGGCTTTGACAACAACTGGAAGAACAACAGCCTTGATTTGCTGGTTCTTCTTGATAATTCGGAAATCCTTTTCCAATGCCACGCACAGACGGTTGCAAACTACTGTTTCGGAGACATGTCTCCGGGCGATAATCTTCCGTACGGCGATACCGTGTCAGCCGGCGTTTTCACGCTGAAATGTTTCGTAGAATCACGCAATTTCCACGGCGAAATCCACGCAATCACAAAGACAACAGATTTGGACGGTCAGACAATCGACAGGAACGCTATGCAGACAACGGCAGGCGGATTCCAGAACGGTCGCTGGCTCGTGCATGACCGCTACAGCCCCAAGCTCGGCAAAGACACGAATTATGCTTGGTCGGCAGGCTGCTTCATCTTGTCGTCGCAAGACCTCGCCCGACTCAACTCTATTCTTAAAAACGAGGACGTAAAAGCCGGCGATGAAATCAGCGGCGAAGTAATCGAGGAGGCATAAAATGAGCGTTGATTTAAACAAACTGTTACCTGCGGCAGTCATCGTCGCAATTATTCTAACGGTGATTTTTACGGAAATCATCAAAAAAGCGGACAAGAAAGACAAGCTTAAGGGCTACAGGATTTATGTTCCGGCAATTTTGAGCGGGATTGAATCTGCCGTGCTTGCTTTTGGCGAGTTCTTCATCTGGAAGCAAGTTCCGTTTTATTGGGCTGTGATTTTTGCCGTGAGCGTTTTCGGCTACGAGGCAATCTACCGCAAAATCAAGACTTGGATTGGGATAGATGAAGCTGCTTCAAACACTTAAAACAGCCCTTGCAGTCGTCGGCTTGTTTGCTCTCGGAATCCTGACAGGAACGTTCCTGTTCAGAAAAAGAGGCTCGTCACAGACCGATGAGGCGCAGAAGGCAAAAGAGGACAAGAAAAATGAAATTGAAAGCACTCCTGCTGACGCTCTTGTTTCTGCCGCTGACAACGCAGACGAGCTTTGCAGAGAAAAAAACAGAATCAAAACCGACTTTAGAGAGCGAATACAAAATAGACTTAACGAGAAATTACACAGGCTCGGAAGTTCTGGAAGTGATTCAGATTGTGGAGCAGGAAGCGGAACAGGCAATTGAAAAGGCGTTCAACGAAGGCTACAAACAAGGCTTGCTTGCCGCCGCTCCTGATGCCGAATACTGGCGTTTAAAATCAGCTCGGTACGAAGCGGAAGTCTTGAGGCTAAAAAAAGAAAAATGGCTGTATGCTTTCGGCGGTCTTGGGGCGGGTTTACTTGTCGGAGGCGGCTTCGGCTTTACCATACGACTTCAGAATTGATGTCTCGATTGTTTTAACGTCCGTTAAGCTACGGACGTTGTTTTATTTCGGTAACATAAAAATCAAACGGAGTATTTTTGAAAATGGAAATCGCTAAATTCGTGCTCACCTGTGTTGGAAGTTTCATCGCCGTGAGCGGATTCTTCATGGGGATTTGGAAAAACTACAGCAAGAAGACAGACGACAAGATTAAAAACATCGAGGAAACTGCGGACTGTAAAATCAAGGTAAGTTCGGAAAAACTGGAAAAAAGAATTTCCTCGTTAGAAGACGTTGTTGCCGGACTGCAGAAAGATGTAAACGCAAACCTTGGGCAAAGACTTTCAAACATCGAGGGCGAGATGAAGGGCATGAACAACATTCTAAAACAGATACAAGGCTGGTTCATAAGCAACACACCCAGGAGTTAAAAGTGAAAGACATATTCATCGAAAATCAAAGAATCCTGATTCTTCAAGGCATTGAAAGGAACATAACCCTCTCAAACGAAATGGCTTCCCGGCTTCTTCGCATATACGGACACTCTCTTTCGCAGGAAAAGACAAACGCAATCTGCTATTGGCTGGAACAGAGAGGACTTGTAACGATTGAAAAACTCGACGAGTCAATCTTTGTAATGAAACTTACAAGACACGGCTCGGAAGTCGCAAAGGGCTTTGTCAGGGAAGAAGGCGTGGACTTGCCTGTGGAGGACTAGACATGGGACAAAAATCCAGCATCGACAGGCTTCCTCCTGAACTCAGGCTAAAACTCATAGAAATGCTTCAAAATCCTGCGGTAACACAGGCGCAGGTGGTGGAAGCGATAAACTTGGAGGCAGGAGAGGCTGTCGTCTCAAAAAGCGGAGTCAACCGATACAAACTAAAACTCGACAGATTCGCCGCGAAAAGCCGAGAGGCTCGTGAAGTCGCAGACGCATACATCGAAAAATACGGAGAAGACTCACGAAACAAACTTGGCAAGGTCGCAAACGAGTACATAAGGCTCATGGTGTTCGACTTAATCACGGAGCTGGAAGAACTCAAAGACTCGGGCGAGGACATAAAGCCTGAAACAGTCTCCGACATAATCTATAAAGTTTCACGAGCGATTAAAGAGTTGGAACAGGCGGAAAAACTCAACGCCGAGCGGTCAGAAGAAATAAAGGAGGCTCTCATAAAAGAAACCGCGGAAAAAGTCGAGAGCGTCTGCAAAAAGAAAGGTGTTTCAAAAGAATCTATGGACATGATTTTGCGTGAGGTTTTCAACATACAATGACAATCGAAGAAGCTCGGAAAACGGACATATTTCTCGCATATCAAATTTCATGGATAACCGACAAGTCGCCTCTCAAAATATGGGAAAAGAGCCGCCGTATCGGTGCATCTTGGTGCGAGGCTTTTGCCTGTGCAGTTCTTGCTTCGCTTACAAAATCAGCCGGTGGCATGGACTGCTTTTACATGGCTTACGAAAAGGAAATGACCCAGCAGTTTATTTCCGATGTTTCATTCTGGGCAAAACTGCTCAACATTGCCTGTGGCGACATTGAAGAAATCGTAATCAAAGATGAGGACAAAGACATCCTTATGTATAAAATCCGCTTTGATTCCGGCTTTGAAGTTTGGGCTTTGCCATCAAAGGCTCGTTTGCTTCGTTCAAAACAGGGACATTTTATCTTTGATGAAGCAGCATTTGCGGACGAGTTTCACGAAATCCTAAAAGCTGCACATGCTTTCAGGATCTGGGGTGGTTCAATCTCTATCCTCTCAACTCATAACGGCGAGGACAATCCGTTCAATCAGCTCCTGCAGGACATAAAAAACGGCAAAAAGAAATGGTCGCTGCATCATACCACAATCGAAGATGCTCTTGCTGATGGTCTTTATAAAAGAATCTGTAAAGTGCAGAACAACGAATGGACGGAAGAAAAGCAAAAAGAATGGCTTAAAGAGCTGCTGGAAGAAGCAGGGGATTTTGCAGACGAAGAATATTACTGTATCCCATCCAAAACGGGGGAACGCTACTTTTCAGCCGAACTAATCCGTTCTGTTGCGGTCAAAGATAAACCTGTCTTTCGTTTTGCTGCAGATGATTCATTTACTTTTGAAAAAGCTGAAAAAAGAGAAAAACTGATTTTAAAATGGTTCAAGGAAGTCAGACCGACTTTGCTCTCAACAGACCTTCCTGTCTGTTTTGGGGAAGACTTCGCCCGAAGCGGAGACTTGACCGTTCTTCACTTTGATGTGGAAAAGGGTGACGGCTCGACTGACACTCTTTGTGAAATAGAATTACGCAATGTGCCTTTCGCACAGCAGTGGCAGTTCATAAAGCTCTGCTGCGACTCTCTCAAAAACTTTGATGGAGCAGCATTCGACTCACGGGGAAACGGTCAGATGATAGCGGAACTGGCAGCACAGGAATATCCGGGCTGTGTCTTTCAGGTAATGCTTTCTCGAAAATGGTACGCAGAAAACTTTCCCAAGTTGAAGAGTGCTTTTGAAGACGGAACTACAAACATTCCGGACGACCCGTTCATAAAAGACGACTACAAGGTCGTCTCGGTCGTACAGGGAGTTCCTCTTATAACAGAAAGGACTGGAAGCAGGACAAACAAAAGACATGGGGACTCCTGTATCGCAAAGGTAATGGCTTTTTATGCTCATAACGAACTTGAAGGAGCCGGCTATCAGGAGATGACTTACGAGGCGGTTGAAACGCCCAACAGATTCAGATATGCAAAAGAGGATGACAAATGGGAATGGTAGACGAAAAGGAAATACAAAGCGAAAAGAAACAGAACAAAAAGCAGCTCGGCATAGAACAGGCGTTCGCAGTCACCTACACAAATCGAACGCCATGGTCTGACTTCTCTGTACTCAATCGTTTGTCCCCCGAGCGACTTGCGGCAATCCTGCGCGACGTGCGATCAGGAGAATGTCCTGCAGAATACTTGGAGCTTGCACAGGATATGGAAATGAGAGACCTCCACTATCGCTCCGTTCTTTCCACAAGAAAAGACGCTGTGTGCGGTCTTGAAATCCGTGTCGAACCTGCAAGCGACGACAAACATGACATTGAAATTGCACAGGCAGTCGAAAACGACATAATTAAAAACCACTCCGCACGGTTTGTGCCTCTCCTTCGAGATATGCTCGACGCTCTTGCAAAAGGCTTTTCCGTGAACGAAATAACTTGGGACACTTCGGGAAAGACATGGAAGCCAAAAAAATATGTCTGGAAAGATCCCCGCTGGTTTCAGTACGACAAAGAAACCGGTCAGACTTTAATGCTCCGCGACGAGCTGACGACGGAACTACATCCTCTTATTCAAAACAAGTTCGTCATCCATGAACCGCATTTAATCAGCGGAACACAGATTGCAGGCGGCTTGGCTCTTCCGGCACTCTTTTACTTTATGCTCAAAAGTTACGATGTTACAAGCTGGGCTGCATTCATTGACAGATACGGATTTCCGATTCGTTTGGGAAAATACAGCCGTAAAGCAAGTTCTGACGACATTAAGACCTTGCGCAGAGCCATAGCCTCTATCGGCGCGGATTTCGGAGCGGTTATTCCTGAAGGGGCGACAATCGAGATAATAGAGTCCAAGACATCTTCCGAAAACACAGACGCATATCAAAAGATGGCGACTTGGATTGACAAGCAGATTTCAAAACTCGTTCTCGGTCAGACGATGACGACTGATGACGGCTCAAGCCGCGCTCAGGGAGAAATCCACGAGGAAGTACGGCAGGACATCGCGGCGGCGGACGCGCTTTCTATTGCGGACACTTTAAACTCTTCTCTTGTCGTGCCGTACATCAATTTCAATTTTGGGGAGCAGGAACGCTACCCCGAAATCGTGCTTTACAAACCTGACGAAAAGAATATCGAGCAGATTGTCGGTGCGATAGAGAAGCTCGCACCTCATGGACTTACAGTCAAAGCCGACGAAATACGTTCCATGCTTGGACTTTCAAAACCCGAAGATGAAGATGAAATAATTGGCGGAAGGCTTCCGGTATCAACTTTTGACGAAGACGGAGAGTCGCTCAACTCGGTTACGACCGAATTGAATGCACATTCAAAAGAGTATGTTGAAAAAACAAATGCCGACAAAGTGGAGGAAGATTTTTCAGGCGATTACATTCCGATAAGCGACGAGATTGCTGAAATCCTCGAAAAAGCGGCGGACAAGGCGACCGACTTCGGCAGTTTCAAAACTGAACTTTTGCGTCTTTCGTCTGAATGGAGCGCGGACGAAATCGCAGAGATTATGGCGATAGCGTTCTTTTCCGCGAGGGCAAGCGGCGACAGTAAGTTTGCAGGATAAAAAATGCCGGATAAACTCATTCCCAAACAGGCACTTGACTATCTCAAAAACAAGAAACTTCATCCTGCGTTCAGTTACAAGGACGTTTGGAACGAGGAACACGCGACCGCGTTCACAGTTGCAAAAGCCATGCAGCTTGATGTCCTTTCCGACATAAAAACAGCCGTTGAAAAAGCGATAGAAAACGGCACGACTTTCGAGCAGTTCAAGAAGGAGATTAAGCCCACTCTTATGAAAAAAGGCTGGTGGGGAAGAAAAGAGATGACCGACCCGCTCACAGGAAAAACTGTTGATGTGCAACTCGGAAGCGACCGAAGACTTAAAACTATCTACAGCACAAACCTTAGAAGTGCGTATCAAAAGGGACAGTATGACAGAACGATGGAAAGCGACCTTCACCCATATTTGATGTACAAGCTGGGTGCAAGTGTCCACCACAGAGAGGAGCATTTGCGGTGGAGCAATCTAATTCTCCCTAAAGACGACCCGCTTTGGAACAGCATCATGCCGCCGAATGGTTACGGCTGTAAGTGCTACACGGTTGCCGTAACTCAGGCACGAAAAGAAAAATACGAGCAGAACGGAGTGTCGGTCTATAATCCCGACACGCAGAAAACAGTCCGAGTTCCTGTTCAGACAACTGCCA